AATGTAGTTCCTTATGGAGCTGCACAACTTAGACTACATAACATAACGGAATATGATGAGGCTGGTAATGTTGTTGGTACGGATCAAGAAGCTGTAAGACAATTACAAGGAGCTATCAGACAAGTTGAAGCAGAGAATCAAAAAACTTATGAAATTAGAATAACGGATCCGTTAACAATAAAAAAGTCCTCTGATTATGAAAATCAAAAAAAGGAGTTATTGAAAACGTTAGCCGAAATGATAAGTAAATATAAACTCAATAAAAAGGATAAAATTGGTTTATATTTCCAAGCTTGGTGGAAAGAGTATATAACAAATGTATCAAGAGGCTATTCGTATGATGTTCCTGCAAACGTAATGCAACAGCTTGTTAATAGGTGGGCATTTGGAATGAAGGATGTCAATATAAAAGTAATAAGAGACCAAATACAAAATGAAGATTTTAAAAACTGGGTTATAAATTTTGATAAGGGAGAATATCAAGCACAGAGAAAAGTAGCTGCACAACCATTAGAAAACTTGTTTTTAAGATTAGGAGTTCAAACATTAAGAAATGTTGAAAACTTAGTGGCATTAAATCCAAATCAAAGTGTTAGAAAAATAAAACAAGATCTAGCAATAGCGATCAAAAATATACAAAATGCTGCATCAACACCAGAAACAAGTGACAATGATGCTGCATTAAAGTTTTTAAAAAGAGAGTTAACAAGATTAAAAGATATTGGAGGATTTGAAGCAATCTTACCAACAGAAGGCCTTGTGTTCAAGTATCAAGGCAAACTTTATAAGCTCACCGGTGCTTTCTCGCCGATTAACCAGATCATTGGATATCTAAGGTTTTAATGGTAATTTAGCCTGTTTATTTTAACTATCATATATTTATATTAAAAAATATGTATATAATATATTTGGCTAAAAACAAGATTAATGGTAGATGTTATGTTGGACAAACACGTTCAACTTTGGAAAAGAGAAAAGCTTATCACTATTATGCTTCAAAAAAAGCAAACTGTAAATTTCAATATGCTATAAATAAATATGGTTTGGATGGTTTTGAGTGGTCTATTCTAGAAGACAATGTACCGGTAGAGTTGGCAGATATAAAAGAGGTAGAATATCAAAAACTATACAAAGTTGTTGAAGAAGGTTATAATCATTTTTATAGAGGAAATAATGGTTTTAACCACCTAACAAAACAAGAACACAGCAAAATCTCCAGCCTTGGTGGTAAGTCACACAAGGGTAAAAAAGAAAGTGAAGAGACACGAAAAAATATAAGTGAGGGTTTGAAAAAAAGTGAAAAGTTTCATCAAATGAAAAACAATCCTGAATATAAAAAGCAGCGTTCGATAGATTCTAAATCAAATTGGTCTGACCCTAACTCAACCTACAATACAGTGTATTATCGAAATAAACTAAGACAAGCACGAATAAAACGATTTGAGAAAGTTTATGAGAGTATAAAACCAAAACTCGTAGAACTGCTTAGTAATGGTTATAAAAAGAAAGATATATGTCTGATACTACAAATATCACATCCAACATTACAAAAATACATCTCTTTAATGTAAAGACTATCTATTTATAAAAAATAGAACAATTAAGATGAAATTATCAAAACTATTAGAAAAACAAAGGTTAGAAGAGAAAAAAGAAGCGATAGCAACTTCTCCAAGTACTAACATGACATTACACTATGACTCTTATTTTAAAAATGTTGGAGAAGAAGGTAGCCCAGAATTCAGCTTTACAATTAGTATATCATCTACTGGTGGTAAGGAATTTTTTAGAGGTGTATCTGATAGTGAGGAAGGTGCTAAGTTAGCTGAAGGTGTAAAGTTGGAATTACGTAGAGCTTTGCGTAAGTTTGATAAGCATGTACAATACATAATAAATAAATATAAAGTTACACCACGATGAAAAATCTATTCGTTACAAATGAAAATAAACACGTTAAGCATGTTGAAGGAGATGTTTGGGAAGAACGTGGAAAGTTATGGACAATTAAAAACGGTATTAAAAAAACCGTTACAAAAATGGACACTGCAAGAAAGGAGTTTTTAACACCACTAGCTTGTCCAAAGTGTGGAACTGCAATGAAAGGACAGTTAGACAGTAAAATGTGGGATATCAACAAAAGCTGTTTTAACTGCTTAGTAGCAACAGAGCATGAAATAAGAAAAGCTGGAAAGTGGGAGGAGTATGAAAAGGCAAAAATACTAGCAAACGCTACTAGTTTTGTAAAAGACTTAGAAAATTTCTTCAAGGAGTTTTCAGCAGAATCTGTAACAAAAGCTCACGTTACTGAAGATGGTATTATAGAGAAATGGAAGGATGATGGTTTAGTGAAAAACATTGGTGAAACTGTTGTTGCTGACATAAGCAAAAAAGTAGAAGAGTATAAAAATAATGAATCCAACTAACGAAGAATCTAAAGGACTTTGGCACAACATTAGAGCCAAACAAGCTAGAGGAGAAAAGCCAGCTCGTAAGGGATCTGATGCTTACAACAAAGCAGTAGCTGCAGCAAAAAAAATAAATGCAAACGAAATAACAATTTGTGAAAAGTGTGCATTAGCATTGATGGAAGATATTAAAGCTGGTATGTGCGAGTTGAACGAAGCTGAGTATCAGGGTCGTGAGGTTCCTCTAGGAAAGCCAATGCGTGGTGACGTAAAAAAATTTAAGGTATATGTTAAGAATCCAGAAGGAAATGTTGTAAAAGTTAATTTTGGACAGAAGGGAATGAAAATCAAAAAAGGTAATCCTGACAGACGTAGAGCCTTTAGAGCAAGACATAATTGTGATAATCCAGGACCAAGACATAAACCAAGATACTGGTCTTGTCGTAAGTGGTAATACTAAAAGAGAAACAAAACAATATGAAAAAATCAATTATTAAAGAAGCTGATGAGCAAGCTTTTCAAAATAAACTAAAACAAATTTTTAAACAAAATTATCCAGGATTTGTTGCAGCTCTTGGTAAATTTGCAACCGATCCAAAATTTAGACAATTTGTAAAAGACACTGATGTAACAAAATCAGATGTAAAATTAGTAGCTATACCAGTAACAAAGTTAATACCAACACAAAACGAGATTGATGTTGACAAAAGCTTAGCGTTTCCATTAGCAAAACCACAAGCAGCAGCTTATGCTCTCAAAGGAGGTAATGTTAAAGTGGCATCACCAATAATTGTGTTTAATGGTAAGTTTATTGTAGATGGTCATCATAGATGGTCGCAATTATATGCAATCAACAAAAATGCTAAAATTGTAGCCTACAACTTCACCAATCCAGAAATTACAAAACCATTAGATGCATTAAAAGTAACACAGTTAGCAATTTTAGGAGCTGGCGCAACAAAGATACCTAAAGCTACTGTTGAGGGTAACAACTTATTAAAAATGAACGAAGAAGCACTAAAAGCTTATGTAGTTGAAAAGATTGCAGAAAACCAAGGTGTATTAGATGTTTTTCAAAAAATGAGAAAATTGGACTCAGCAGAGACTGTAGCTGACTATGTTTGGTCTAATGTAGCATCAATGCAACAAACATCACAACCGGTATCAGGTGCACCAGGTAGAGGTATAATGCCACAAGCTGATGCTGTTCCAGGAGGATTACCAAAAACAATAGCAACACTGCAACAAGGCGTTCCACAAATAGCTGAAATTCGAAAATACATACATAAGATTATAAAAGAGGAAATTAAAAAACTCAAGTAACATGCCGTACACAGTAAAGAAACAAGGAGACAAATACGTAGTGTATAAAAAAGACACAGGTAAACGCGTTGGATCTACTGCTGGCAATAAAGAATCATTACGTAAGTATTTAGCAGCATTACACATTAATGCTAAAGAAAACACAGTTATAAAATTAAGTGATATAATAGGAGAAGATTTTGGAGGACCTGGAAAGGCAGAATATCCAGCAAACCATAAAGCAGGCATGAAAGTACCAAAAGGTGGTTCTATGTGTGCAAATTGTGGATTGTGGGAAGCAAAGGGAAACAAGTGCTTATCAGAACATTGGATTAAATGGAATGGTGGCAAAGACCAAGTTCCATATCCAGGAAATGAGTATTGTTGCAATTGGTGGGAACCAAACAAGTAACTATGTTTAAGATATTACTTTATGACATACCACAACAGCCATTTATTTCTAAACCATTAGAAGATGAGTCTATATTTGAAAAAACAAAGATACCAGAGTTTTTTGATAGATTTGGATATGAGTTAACGTATATTGAATCAGAGTTTCATAAACACAACAAAGTAGCTGGACATGTACTAGTTCCAGGATCACCAACAGATGCAGCAGCTTGTATACAAGATTGGATTATACAAACTGATAAGCATCCAAACTTATACTTAGATCATGCTCACGTTAATGTACGATATGCATACGAAGGTGATGCGAGAAAGCAAATACAAGAACAAGCCAAGAAAAATCCAAGATTAAATAAATTGTTAAACATACGACCAAAATATATGGTTGATTTCTGTTTAGATTGGATTGAAAACGACAAAGTAGTAGAACTTATACACATTGAACATGATTTTGACGAGTATGATTTATACTATAAGCACATAACTTTAATGGAAAAGTTTGTATTAACCCAAGATTGGGAAAAAGCCTACAATGATCTAAAAGACTTTTTTGATAATAGCTATACGTTTGATGAATATGCTCAAGCAAGAAAAAAAGCTGAGTATTATGGTTTAGATCAATTAGACTATCTGCACGAACCCAAAATGCTATCATATAAAAAAGTGTTTTAATAACTTCACGATATTTATAAGCAACATGAAACTAGTAAATTTATTACCATTAAGAGAGGCTGAGGAAGGTCCAAATCCAGAACTTGTAGCTACTCCGTATTTCCGTGAATTTCAAACAGCACACGGATATAAACCATTATTCAAATATATTGGCACTAAAAGCGAAGAGCATATTTTTGTAGCCGATCTAACTGATTTTGGTGCATTAGATATGATTGTTAGTGATGCAAAACTCTTTGCAAAAATAACAGACAAGTATGCTGTTTTTGGTATTGTCTATACATTAACAGGACTTGAGAAATTTGATGCAACTGTTTGTAAGATGAAACAGAAAGATGGTCAAATTGAAAGAATAACGTTTGACAATAAGGATAAAAAGAACTTTGATGCAAAGACTACTAACTTCTTAAAACTAATAGATGAAAGCAAATAAAAAAACAAAACTCAATGAAAATGATTTAAGAGCATTGTTGAGAAAAGAAATTAAAAGAGTAATGGAAGCTGAAGAAGCGCCAGATCAAGAGGACTCTGCTGAAGAACCAGAAGAAGAGGAAGAGGGTTTAGGTGAAGAAAAACAAGCAGCAACTAGTGTGTATGTTAGAAAATTAAAGGATCTAGGTAGTGTTGATGGAACGGATCTTGTAGAAATGTTATCATCTGTAATAGAAGCCTTTGCTGGATCAAGTGAGGAAAGACTGCAAATCTTAAAGGGTATTAAAAATAATATAGTAAGATAATGAAAGCTTTACGTAAGTTGATTAATCAAGAAGTAAAAAAGATATTAGCTGAAGTATCGTCTGACACAGTATATCAGTATAACTTTATACTATCTCGAGGAATTTCTGCAGATGGATCTGATGAAACTACAACACAAGCTATGATGAACGATATTAAAGAGTGGTGGGATGAACAAGGTCCAAAAGGATATGATATCATGCAAATATATGCAACAGCTAACACAGAGACTAAAGATCCAGCAGTAGTTGTTGAATTAGAAGAAGCATTGGTATTATATTCAAAAGTTCAATTAAACGAACCAGTAGCAATGTCAACTGCAAAAAAAGCATCTAGTGGTAAAGTAATACAACCAACACAAGTAATAAATATATTAAATGCTACTAAAATGACAGAAACAAAAATGATCATAAAGCGTCTCAAAGAAGACACAGCTTATCAAGAATTCTTCAAAAAAGCAATGGCTAAGTTTAATATTAGTACACCTGCAGACTTAAAAGATCCAGTTAGAAAAAAAGAGTTTTTTGATTATATAGACAAAAACTATAAAGCTAAGGATGAAGTGAGTGAGTCTATCAAAAGACGTAAAAAGTGATATGAATAAAGTTACAACCTATAGATATTTGTTAGCTATTGCAACAGCTATAATTGTTGGATTTATATATTATGTCTGGACAATACCAGCAGTGGTACAAAATGACAAGTATGGTGAACAAAAGAAAATTATAGACAGCTTAACAGCACAAATATATACATTACAAAAAGAACAGTTACAGCAAGACAGTATAATTTGCCTACATAAAGATAGTATCGCTGTTCTAGATCATGATATAGATTTAAAAAATGAAG